TACTCGCGATCTAGCACCATACAAGCCCGGTCAGGGACTTCCTCACCATTGAACTTTGAAAACAACACATCCGTAACATGCTCTTTCTTCAACACCTCAAAGTTCTTAAAATGTGTCAAAATGTTTGCGAAACAAGGTACTTGCGCCGAAAAATCATACGCTACCAAATCTAAATGCTTCTCATTATGTACAGAATGTATCAAACGCTTGTAGTCATAACGCAAATGCCTCACAACATGTTGCCGCGTTTCCAAAGTCATTGGAACATCGCCCACGATAACACCACAGGTGCCATCCTCCCGCCTACCAATGAAGATATGCGCAGGAAAAATGGCAACGTTACCACCGATCCCAATACCATCAATAGCACGCACAGAACCACCCACATCTAGGGTTATACGAACTTGATTCGAGGCAATCCTCGTCATGATCTCATCGCCAGACTGCCTCAACACCCTAAATCTGTTTGGTGTTTCAAAATCCGGCCTGTGCTCACCGTGCGCAAGGGCATCAGCTAACAACATTGACTCACCATGGCGCAAATAATTGCGCTCATTCCTCTCCAACCGCACGTCTTCCCATCCTTCTGAATCTCTCATAGTCTTTCCTCTATTCCTCTTCTTCACAAAATCATCATCAAACCTGCTATGTTCTTTTACCTTATCCTTTGGCTCATGACTTTGGGCCTCACACTCGCGATACTTGTCAAACTTCCCAATATACACCTCTTCTTTTGACGCCACTTGCTTCCGCAGAACTTTAGCCATTTGATAGAAAGCAGCTAGTGCTCCAACAATGACCACCCCCATCTTTATAGCGTCCAATACAAGTGTATCGACCTTGAACAAACCCTTCTTCAAGCCATCTGGGTAACCTGCAGGGAAACACGTCATACGCGCTCTCTCCAGCCACGTCAACTCCTCACGTTGTTTCATACGCATATTTACAAGAACCTGATGATAAGCCTTATCAACTTCATCAGGGTGCGCAATCAACAACTTCCGCGCCTCCGC